TCATTTCAGTTTAAACCTTTTCACTTTGATCTTGCGGCGTGGGTGAATGGATTCCTCAAGGACGGCACGGCCGCTGCGTAGCATGTCATCAAGGGTACGTTCGATATCTTCCTTTTTAAAATTCCGTAACTTGTTAACGATGACCCCGAACGTCTCACCATCTTCACGAAGGAGTAGGCTTTCAAGGCGGCTAACAAGGGCAGTCTTTGGCGCGTCTTTCACTCGATCATTACCCACAACAAGGCGGGTTTTTTCTTCTGCGTCACGACGAACCAAAGCATAGGCCCACCGAACGTGTTCAACGGTACGAAGACCAGAAGGGACAGCCAAGATAAAGGATATTTTGGCAATCAATTCTTTAGCGCGTAAAAACAAGGACGACATACCTGACTTTTCGGTGTGGTCTTCGGCAAGGCCGTGCATGATGTCCATAGCGGTATCAAGCATAGCTTCTGCCTCAAGGGTCGTGGCAATAGGCGTCTTTGGTCCGTAGTTTTCTATGCGTGTCTTGGTCTGGTCAAAACTGCCCGACAAAAATAACTGCTGTAGGGCAAGGGATAACTCGTCCGGCATAGGCTTTTTGCGAAATGGTTTCTTTTCTGTTGGTACGTCATCCTTCTCTTCAAATATTAAAGCGCGACCGAAGAACCCGTTAGCCGCAGTCTCTTGGGTAACCAAACCACTAAACGTGATGCCAGTAGTAAACCCTAAAAGAGACAGGAACGGCTGTCGCAAACCCGACTTTAATTGGTTTAGAGACGACTCAAGCTCATCTCTTTCGCGTTGTAGGGTTGGGTTTGCGCCATCGTCTAATTTGCGGTCTATCTGGGATATTTCCTTGAGAAGCATCGCACGGACTGATTCGCGGACGTCACCGGACAAAGGCATCCAACCGTTCGCCTTAGAGTAGACGGACATTAGAATACCAATAACGCCTTCCAAATAGGCCGCGCCGCCACGCTTTTGAGCGTTCTTTACCTTGTCCAGAAAGATACCAACTTCGTCGATCTGGTAGAAGGATGGTTGATGGCGGGTCAGGTTACGAACAACTTCCTGTTCGGACTTAATGGTGGAATAGACTGGCTCTTGTATGCCCGCGACCTGATGGATTTCAAAGGCGGCTTGTTGGATTGATTCCTTGCCAGTGCCGGACGCAGCCACGCAGAAAGCGAACACGTTGGAAGTAACGTCACTGACATCATCGGAGTAGCGTAGGCCAATGATATTACCGATCGAGACAAGGGCGGCGGCTACGGCAAGGTTTTCCCGCTTGTAACGGCATTGATCGTGTATCCATTCAGCGACAGTCCCGACAAATCCTGGCGGCCGTTTGAGGTCAATATTGGAAATGTCGATGTCGATAGAGGACATTACAGGGATATCGTTTTCTACAGGCGTTTCATTCGGCTCAAAAGTGACGGGCTGTATCCATCCTGCGCTTTCGGCGTAATGGACGAGGGTGCCAAGAGTGACGGGGTTGACGGCTTTACCAAAGGAGTGCCAACGGCGTTCTAGGGCATCGCGGCCGGGGTATTTGGCGCCTTTGGTGGACCATGCATCCCATACATCAAACCCAGTTCCCAGTGAGGCGTGGTGGATTGCCATACCGCAGCGGATCCAAGTCTCGTGGTCTATGTCAGGATTGATATAGGACAACATCTCCGCAAGATCATTGTGGGATACATCCACGGTTCCGGCATTGGTTTCTGCACGGTAGCGGTCAGGTTTGGACAGGCCAAAGATTAATTCGTCAGGGGCTTTATCTATCTCGGCCGGAGACCCGATAGCGGTAACGTATCTGTTACCAGTTACATGTAACGACCCCGGCCCAACGACGAAACCAGACGATTTAAAGTCGATCCCAGGATAGTCGGGATGGTGTTGTACAAGGGCTAGGCCTTCATCGCATTTGAAGTAAAGGTGTTTGGAGCCGCCACCTGATCCTGTTTCGACGATAAGCCCCGCCCCCGCAATAGCCGGAACATCAGCAACAAGACGCTCATATGATTCGACACCGCCGTTACGGGCATCAACGTCAATAACGATAAGGCCACGAACAAGAACGCCGTATCCGGTTTCAAACTGTCCAACTTCTTCCATGACGCTTAGTTGATCTTCCGACCAATGGGGCGTGTGTTGCCAGTTGGAGGCTATAGGATGTTTACCGATGGCATTGCATTTAGGGTTTCCACAGCTGCAGGTCTTGTCCTTACGAATCGGATGCAACCCAAAGACGCGGTAACCCGCTTCCCAGAAATCTTTATAATTGGACATTGTTAGTCTTTCTGACGAAAGAGGTAATCTATCAGTTTATCGAGGGTCGCTAGTGTTGGGTTGGTATTCTTCCCAGACGCGATTGCACGGATTGTGTTCTCGTGTAGACCAGTCTGGATTGCCACCTTAGTTAAGTTCCTATCCGCAAGAGCACGGCGTATGCGCTCCATTGGGAAGATATCCATATTTTCCATTTTGTTGTCCCAATTCCGTATTAGGGTGTTGACTTTTCCACATTGGATTATATTTTGTCAAGTGTAGAAAGAAAGAGGAGTTGCTCAATGAGCGTTTTAAGTACGATATCTAAACCAGAAGACAGACCAGTAATCGCAACAATCTTTGGAAATGCAGGTATGGGGAAGACCACCTTGGCGGTGACTTTTCCTAAGCCAATTGTGATTCGGGCGGAGGATGGCCTACAAGCGATCCCTTCAAGCCAAAGGCCTGATGCATTTCCACTTTTAACCAAACCAGACGAATTGTTTGAACAGTTAAAAGCACTGACCAATGAGAAGCATGAGTATAAAACCCTGATTATTGATAGCGTGACGGCGTTGGAGCGTATGTTTATCCAACACGTTATTGATACCGATTCGAAGGGTGCGAAGAATATCCAACAGGCCCAAGGCGGGTACGGTGCGGGTATTTCTATGGTGGCGGGTATGCATTCGCGTATTCGTAAAGCGGCAGGGGTTCTCGCCGATCGTTGTGGGATGCACACCATCTTTATCGCGCATAGTGAGATTGGAACGGAAAACCCACCGGATGACGAATCATTTTCAAAGTGGGGTTTGCGTCTCAGTGGCAAGTCGGAGCCATACTACGTTGATGACGTGGATTTGGTTGGCTATCTAAAGTTAGAGACATTTACCACAGGCGAAAAAGACAAGAAGAAAGCTATCTCTGATGGCACTCGTGTTCTTGTTTGTCATGCATCCCCTGCGAATGTTTCAAAGAACAGGTTTGGTATCAAAGAGCCATTAACCGTTGAGTTAGGCGTTAATCCGCTCGTTGATTACATTCCATCATTGAAACAGAAGAAGGAGAAGGCAAATGGATAATTTCTGGGGACTTTCAGACGGTGACGACATCACCAAAACAGGTGGGCAATTTGAAGTAGGTGGGGGCGAGATTGAGCCAATTCCTAACGACACGACTTGCACTGCCATTATTGATGAAGCGAAGTGGGATCAAACCCGTAATGGTGAGAACCTGATTTCGTTGCGGTGGGCAATCGTTGCTCCTGCAGATTATAAGAACCGGAAGATTTTCCAAAAACTATGGGTCACGGATTCAGACCCACGGGCAAAGAACGCTAGTGCGAAGCGCGACAAGGCAAAGCGCATGTTGGCGGCTATTGATACGAATGCGGGTGGTAAGTTGCTCAAGAGCGGCAAGATGCCTACGGACGAATCAATGTCTTTGTACCTGACGAATACTCCTATGTTGATCAAGGTAAACACTTGGGAGATGGAAGGAGAAAACGGCGAGAAGATGCGCGGCAACTGGATTGCATCGGTGGCTCCCAAGGGAGGCGCTAAAGCCGCACCGAAACCCTCTACACCAGTAGAGATAGACGACGAGGTGCCGTTCTGAGGGGTTGAGCGGTACTAAGTGTGGGGGAGGGCATCTGTTTTCGCCTTTCGGGTTGTCCTCCCCTTTTTTAAATGGAGATTTAGATATGCAAAACATGGTTTATGTAGAAGCAGCGGTAACGCTAAACGACATCGTAAATGAATACATGAGGGAATTTGGGCTTATGCCACGGCCGCGTGGGCCAGGGGTTCAACAAACCAAGGCAGAAAAGCGCGGCGAAGATTTAATGCATGCCTCATACATTGAAGAGCCTGATTATGACTCGGTGATTAAGGCGTGTCGTAAGACGGTTATGAAGTTGGAAGATTTTGAGAATGAGGTTGTAACGAGCGACCTTAGCGAGCAACGGGATCGGCGGCGAAAGGTGGAAGAGATTATTTCTATTATGCACATCAGCCGGACTTACCCAGAGAACGCAATTAAGAGATTGAAGCGGCTACGGCCAGTAATGGAGAAGGTTAGTGGAACAGCGCAGTGAAGAATGGTTTGCCGCACGACGCGGCCGTGTAACAGGATCAGCCGTAGGGGCTATTCTTGGTTTATCTCCTTTTATGACTGCCGATGACGTATTGCGTCGTATGGTCCGTGAAAAGTTTGATGCGCCGTCCGAGTTTGTGGGAAATGTAGCTACAGATTGGGGTATCGCCAACGAGCCGGGGGCCATCATTGATTACGAAATTGAAACTGGGATTACGGTAAAGCCTGCTGGATTTTATACGCATCAAGAATGGTTAGGCGCATCACCGGATGGATTGGTTGGCGAAGAGGGGCTGATAGAAGTTAAATGTCCGTACAGCCTCCGTAACGCGGTAAAACCTGTGCCGTTCAAGCCACTGGCAATGCAGATGCATTACTACGCCCAGATACAGATCCAGTTATTTATCACGGGGCGCCCATGGTGCCATTTCTATCAGTGGACGCCTGCGGAAACGCGGAATGAGATTGTCGCATACGATAATCATTGGATTGAATCCAATATGCCGACGCTGCTTGCGTTTTACCAAAGGTTTTTGGTTGAGCAGACGCATCCGATGGCCGAACGGCATTTGCAACCCAAGAAACAGGCGGTTGATAAACCAGAACTACGCCAGTTGGCCGCAGAATATTTTGATTTGGTTGCCGATATGAAAGCAGCGGAAGAACGCAAGGCAGAACTGTTGGAAAAGATCGTACAGTTTGCGGGAGGGGAACCTTGTTACATTGCAGGGCATAGCCTGACGCAAGTGCAGCGTGAGGGTTCAATCAGTTATTCCAAAGTGGTTAAAGACCATTTGCCTAGCATTGATTTGGAGCCGTATCGTGGAAAGCCAACCAGTTACTGGACGTTTAAGTAATGGGCAAACGGTCGGAGTTTGAACGTAATCCTATGGATTATTATCCGACACCTAAAGAGGCGGTACTACCGCTTCTTAAACACCTTCCTGACTGTGC